GCTCGCGCCCTGCTCGCTGTCGAGGATGTAAGTGATGATTTTCCTATAGCCCATGAGCCGGGCGATTTTGGCGGCGCGGGCGTAGAGGAAGGAGCAGGCGTTTGCCGTGCCGTCTGTACACAGGCGGGTCACTTCCAAAATGCCGCCGTCGTCCAAAATGCGATTGACCGGGCGGCCCACCTGAATCACGCCTACAAGCTCGCCGCCCGCGAAGCAGCCGAAGCGGAACTTATCGCCCTGGGCGGGCTTGTGGTGCCGGTGATGCTGTTCGATGAACGCCACGGCCTCGGCGCGGGTGAGGGGGACGGCGGTTAGGTTGCCAAAGCTCAAACCGACCACCACCTTTCCAATCGCAGCAGCATGTTCACCGTGTCCCAAACCTGCCGCCCGGCCTGGACGCTGTCCCCGAAGAACCCTGCCGTACTGCCGTCCCTGCTCTCGTAAAAGTGGGACGACAGCATAACCACGGCCTGCTCGGTCGTGGGCGGCAGCGGGGCCTTGGCGTAGTGCCCAGCCGGGCGGTGCTGGTAGCTTTCGGCATAGGAAAGCGCGGCGCGGATGAAGCCCAGGAGCAGGCTGTCGTCCGCGTCGTGTTCCAGGATTAAGTTTGCTTTTACCGTGGAGAGCAAAAGCACCGCCGTTTCAGGCTTGCGCATATGCGCCCCTCCTTACGATGCCTTCTGCCTCAGAATCTGCACGGCCTCCGGCAAAATGAGCTTGCCGTCCACCCTCTGGGTGGCAATGAAACCCACCTGGCCGTTCACGGCGAAAAGCTCGTTGAGCCTGCGGAAAATGCGGCCCTGCCGGTCGGCGATCCAGTAGTAGCGGAAGTCGCCGAACACGATGGACTTTGCGCCCGCCGCGACGGTGGGCATAAAGGCCGACGTGTGGATGGGGCGGTTGAGGATGGTGTCCGGGGTGCCCTCCTTGATGGACGGAGCCCACAGATACTGCCCGTTCCCGTCTTTCAGCTTGCGGATGGCCTTGACCGTGGCGTCGTTCATGATGAACGAGGCGGTGCGGCGGTAGGGGGTCTTGAGGGCGTGGTATAAATCCAGCACCTCGTCGAGGGTGATGGCCGTCGCGCCCGCCGTGGTGACGCCGATCTGCCCGCCGCCCGTCGCGGCCAGGATGCCCGTGGGCTTGCCGGTGCCGTCGCCGTTGATGAACGCGTCCTCCTCCTTCGCGCCGGTGCGCCGGGCGAACTCGCGGGTGACGTAAGCCTCCAGGTCGAAGGCGCTGTCGTTGAGGAGCTCCTCGGAGATTTTGAGCATCGTGCCCAGCTTGTAGGCCCCGATGGTCACTTGCCCGAAGCTGTCGTCGCTCTCCGGGATGGCCTGGCCCTCGTCCAGCCACGACGCCTCGCCCTTGCTGGACACCACCGGGATTTTGCGGTCGCCGCCGCTGGTGGTGATCACGTTGGCGAGGCCCCGGAAAATGTTCTCCTCCGTCAGGGCCTCCACCAGGCGGCGCTCGAACTCGTCCGGGACGAGATAGCCGCCCTCGCTGTCCGCGCCGATGCGCAGGGCGTTGCGCACGGCGGCCTCCAGGCCCTCGCCGCCCCGCGCCCGCATGGCGTTCCAGAACGCCTTGTTATACGTGGCGGCGGCGCGGCCTGTCTTGTCCTCGGGGGTGTCGCCGGGCCTGCCGGTGAGGGGGTCGGCGGTGGCCTTCGCCATTTCCGCGTCGTGGGCGGCCTGGCGCTCCAGCCGCTCAATCTCCTTGCCCAGCGCCACCATGTCGGCCTCCATCTTGTCGTAGCTGGCCGCGTCCTCGGCGCTTACGAGGCCGTCGGCCCCGCGCTTGCTGTCGAGGAAATCCTTGGCCGTCTGCCACAGCCGGGCGCGCTTTTCGCGCAGTTCCAAAATCTTGTTCATGAATAAATCCACCTTTCGTTTTTTAATGCAAAATAAGATGCAACCGCTGCTCCAACGAAGCAGCGGTCACGCCGGGGTTCTTGGGTTTCAGCTTTTTGTGGAAGGCCGCCGCCACCGCGACGGCAGGGGTGTGCCGGTCGAATACAACCTCCTCCAGGTCGTCGGCGCTGCCATAGAGCAGCGCGTCCGCGAAGCCCAGCTTGACGGCGGCCTTCGCGTTGAGCCAGGTTTCCGCGTCCATCATTTTCGCGATCTTGGCGCGGGAAAGCCCAGTCTTGATTTCGTAGGCGTTGATGATGCTTTCCTTGATTTCGCCCAGCATCTCAATGCCGCGCTCCAGGTCGGCCACCTCGCCGAAAATGTCCGTGGCCGGGTTGTGGATCATGATCTGCGCCACGGGCGAAATTAGCACCGTGTCCCCCGCCATCGCGATCACGCTGGCGGCGCTGGCCGCGAGCGCGTCGATTTTCACCGTAACCTTGCCGGGGTGCTCCTTGAGCAGGTTGTAGATTTGCGCCGCCGCGAAGCACTCGCCGCCGCCGCTGTTGATCCATACGGTCAGGTCGCCGCTGCGGGCCGCCAGCTGCTCCTTGAATTGCCGGGGCGTCACGTCGTCCGCGAACCAGGACTGTTCCGCGATGTAGCCGTCAATGCGGAGCTCCTCGGTGCCCGCCTCCTGGTTTTTTGTCCAGTTCCAGAATTGCCTCAAGATGAATCACTCCTTCCAATATTGCGCTGCGCCGCTTCGGGCGTAAGCCAGAACTCCCCGGCCTCGTTGCCCGCGCAGCCCTCGGTGCCACAGGCGCAGGCGAAGCCCAGCGGGAAGCGCCGGGGCTCTAGCTCCTGCTCACATTTCTTGCATTTCATGGCCCGCCCTCCTGTCCGTTTTTATTCCACTGCGTCCCCGCGAGCTCTATGGGGATCATGTTGCCGTTGAAGTAGTAGCGCGAACCGGCCCCGCCCGGTATGGGGTTTAGCTCCTCCAGGCCGCGCACGTCGTCCGGGGAAAGGAAGCCGTTTTGAATGCCCGTGGCGTAGCCGTCCATGCGGCTCTTGTAGTCGCCCCGCAGCAGGCCGTCGAGGTTGAAGCGGATGAAATACTCCCGCTTTTCGCCGGGCAATAGCAGCGCCTGCATGAGAGCCTGTTCCCAGCGGGCCACCCACGGGCCGAGCGTGAATTTCACGAACTCCAGCGACTGATGCTCAATGTTGGAGAACGTGGCCCGCTCCAGGTCGGCCAGCATATGCGGCGGCACCCGGAAGATGCGGGCGATCTCCGTGATTTGAAATTTCCGGGTTTCGAGGAATTGCGCCTGGTCGGGCGGTATGCCGATGCTGTGATATTTCAGGCCCTCCTCGAGGACGGCAATGCTGTGCGCCCGCGCCCCGGAAAACTGCGAATGCCAGCTTTCTTTCAGCCGCTCCGGGTCTGAAATCACGCCGGGGCTTTCGAGGACGCCTCCGGGGTTGGCCCCGTTTCCAAAGAAGGTGGAGCCAAATTCCTCCGTGGCGAGGGCCAGGCCCACGGCGTTCTTTGCCATCGCAATCGGGGAGTAACCCACCAAGCCGTCGAAGCCCAGGCCGGGGATATGCAGCACATCCTCCCGGCGCAGGGGAACCGCCGCGCCGTCGCCCTTGCGGTACTCGTAAAAAATGCGGCCCGCCGCGTCCCTGTCTACCCTCATGCGGTTGGGGAGCAGCGGATAGAGCTCCAGCACCCGCCCGTGGCCGTCCCGGATGATCTGCGCGTAGGCGTTGCCGTGCAAAAGCAAGTGGGCCATAAGGGTTTCCCGGAATACAAAGCTGGTCATTTCGCTGTTCGGGGCGTCGTGGAGCAGGGGGAACAGCGGGTGATCGGTCACGCGCTCCCGGCCCCCGCCCGGCTGGTGGCGGTAGAGGTGGATGGGCAGCCCGGCGATGGCCTCGGCCAAAATGCGGACGCAGGCGTAAACCGCCGTCACGGTCATTGCCGTGCGCTCGTTCACGGCCTGGCCGCTGAGGGTGTCGCCCATGGGGAAAGCCACGCCGCCGCCCAGGTCGTTCTTGGGTTTGTCGCGGGCTCGCTTGCCGAATTTTCTCATAGAACAAGCAGCCCCCTCCCTGATTTGGAATACACGCTCTCCGTATGCCCGCCGCCGCGCGTCGCCCGGTCGAGGCCCATAATGAGCGCAACCGCGCCGTCTATCTTTTCGCTGGATTTTTCTTTATCCGGCTTGATGTTGCCCGCCGGGTCGGTGCGCACGAAAATATTGTCCATCATCCAGCGCAGCACCGGGTGCCCGCCGTGGGCGATCTTGCCGTCCAGCGTCAGGCGCATGAGCTCCTTGCTGGGCGGCGACATCGACTTGAAGCCCTGCCCAAACGGAACCACCCGGAAGCCGAGGCCCTCCAGGTTCTGTATCATGTGCGTGGCATTCCAGTCGTCGTAGGCGATCTCGCGGATGTTATACACCTCGCCGAGCTCCTCAATCGCCTTTTCGATGAAGCCATAATGCACCACGTTGCCCTCGGTGGTTTTCAGCTTCCCCCGCGCGGCCCACACGTCATATTGCACGTGGTCGCGGCGCACCCGTTGAGGCAGGGTGTCCTCCGGCAGCCAGAAAAACGGCAGCACCTCGTAGCGATCCTCGGCGCTTTCGGGCGGGAATACCAGCACGAAGGCGGTGATGTCGGTGGTGCTGGAAAGGTCGAGCCCGGCATAACAGGCCCGGCCCCGCAGGGCCTCCGGGTCAACCGGGTGGGCGCAGGCGTCCCACTTCTCCATGGGCATCCAGCGGATGGACTGCTTCACCCACTGGCAAAGGCGCAGCTGCCGGAACAGGTTCTCCTCGGCGGGGTTCTGCTTGGCGCTTTCACAGGCGAGGAACAATTTCTCCTCGTCCACGGTGATCCCCAGGGACGGGTTGGCTTTGCGCCACACTTCGGGCGACGTCCAGTCCTCGGCCTCCCCCGCGCCGTAGATTACCGGGTAAAACGAGGGGTCGGCCTTGCGGCCCTCCAAAATATCCAGGGCCTTTTGATGCACCTCGTAGCAAATGCTCTGCGTGTCATTGCCCGCCGTGGTGATCAAAAAGTACAGAGGCTGCTTGCGGGCGTCGCCGGAGCCGTGGGTCATGACGTCATATAGCTGGCGGTTGGGCTGGGCGTGGAGCTCGTCGAACACCACAGCGTGGACGTTCAGGCCGTGCTTGGTGTATGCCTCAGCCGAAAGCACCTGGTAAAAGCTGTTCAGTGGCTTGTAGATCAGGCGCTTCTGCGACATAATCGGCTTAATCCGCGAGCGCAGCGCCGGGCACTGTTCCACCATGCCGCAGGCCACGTCGAACACGATGCTGGCCTGCTGCCGGTCGCTGGCGCAGCCGTAGACCTCGCCGCCGTGCTCGCCGTCGCCGCAGGTGAGCAGCAGCGCCATTGCCGCCGCGAGCTCGCTCTTGCCCTGCTTCTTGGCTATTTCGATATATGCGGTGTTGAAATTACGATAGCCCGAGGGCTTGACGATGCCCATTAAATCGCGGACGATCTGCTCCTGCCAGTCGATGAGCTCAAAGGGCTGGCCGTACCACTCGCCCTTGGTGTGCTTGAGGCAATTGATGAAGGCCACGGCGGTGTCGGCTAGGGCCTTGTCGTAGTGGGAGCCGGAGGGCATGAAGGGTGTGGGGGTGTAGGTGGATAATCTGCGCATAAATTCCTCCAATAAAAAAACTCCCGCCGTCCTCGGCAGAAGTCCATTTTTTCTATTCAAAATA